TCTTTATAAAGTGCCACCATTGCTTTCTTTGTCATGTCCGCGGCCGACGCTTGGATCAGCCTGTTCAACGCTTTGTAGGTGTATGCCCTCTTTAGCCTCGTAGTGGGCCCGTAGGTGTCCACAGCTTCCCTGTAAGGCAGGGCTTTGTTCATTGCGAACGTATCTGGTTCCCACATATCAAAGCGGCACTTACGCCCTCCCAGTGAGCGCAGAGCCCCTAGTGAAGATTTCTCGTTTAATCTGTTCATGACGCCTGTCATCAAGCCTTTAACAAATGGTACGCGAGCATGGTATTGTTTGACGAGTTTTTTGGCTTCTTCAACTGGAATGTCTAAACTCTCAGCCATTTTGTTTACACCCATGCCATACATGAGCCCCAAATTAATTGTCTTAGCTTGTTTTCGAGGGATGTTTGTCATCTCTGCAACCATTGTATGGAAGTCTGTCTCGGGGTCCGTGTTGTATGCTTCGACAAACTCGGCCGCACCTTCGAGCGGAATACCGCGTGTTTTGCCATATACATGTGCATAGTGGACCAAGATGCGTGGTTCTTGTTGCGAGTAATCGATGGCCGCCCACTGGTCTCCTTCTTCTGGTAGGAATAAACTGCGGATCATGGGCCCTAGCTCTGGATCGCGAGCCGGAATTTGTTGCAGGTTAGGGTTAGACATTGAAATTCTACCGCTGACTGTTCCCCCATCGTCCGATCTGATCTGATTTATGTGCGAATGTATACGTCCATCAGCACGACAATGCTTCATAATAGTATTGATAAACGTACCAGACGTTTTGTTTAAGTTGCGCGCTTCAACAATGAGCTTAGAAACGGGGTGTGCGTGTTCTTTTAGAAACAGTTTTGTAAACGATGGCGCACCTTTTTCTGTTTTTGGATAAGTTATATCTAATTTATCGAACGCTTTGGAAAGAGATTGTGCCGCCCAGATTTCAACATTGGAGCCCGTGATGCGTTTAATTTCTTTCATAACTTCTTTTTCGCGCTTGAGTAACATGTCTCTGGTGCGTTCGACGCGGTTCACGTCAACCCTAACGCCACGCATTGTCATATCAACAAGGCACGGTAGGAGATCGAGTTCTGTGTTAGCTATGCTCCAAAGGTCTTCTTTACTTAATAATGTAGAAAAGTAATTCCATAATTCTAAAGTAAGTATGGCATCGACTTCCGCGTAGGGCCCAACATACATAGCGGGCATCTTCCACATTTCAGCTTTTGGATCGACGCCGAACTCTCGGGCAGCTTCAACCAACGCTTTCTCTGATTTGGTTTTACCTAAGTGTTCATAAGCTAACGCATTTAGACTGTAACTAAATCTGTTTTCATCAAGCAGGGAGGCTACGAGCATTGTATCAATGATCCGCCCGTTGACCGTGAACCCCATTTGTTTAATCCAACCCAGATCATATTGTGCGTTGTGCATGATCTTATCCGCAGGACACTCGAACACTTTCTTAAGCCAACGGTTTACAATCTTCTCATCTAAATTACCCCCACCAAAGTGACGGATGGGAATGTAACCAGACCAACCGTCTGTGGCTACTGCATAACCTACAACTTCCCCATCTCCTGTTGGCCATCCCGGACCATTCTTTTTTAAGTTCGGGTCGCGTGTTTCGACATCAATAGCGATTTTAGATGCGCTTGTAATGTCGGGTAACTCGAGGGGAGGCACCCATTCACTTTTTGGAGCGAACATTGCCATTTGTAAGTTTGCCATTATTTATTTCCTCAATAATTTTATTTACAGGTCGAGCGTCTCTTTCGATAAACTCTGCACCCAGAGCGGTGTATCCCGCCTTATCTATCCATGAATCCTCATGGTCTATTGTTTCGATCAGCCGACTGGTCTTAACCCAATCCATCATTAACGTAACATGTGACGGAGTTAAAAACCCGTGACTAATCATTGCACCACTAAGGATTATATTCCAACCATCTGCAATGCGAGCGTGGTTGTCGTAGGCATCCCCATAATCTTTGGCCCTGTCGCCATTAATTAAACCTTCAGCTTTTTGTAATAATTCAGAACGCTTCATTAATGTTCCACCTGATCAACGTTACCACAGTGGATCATTTCACCAGACTGCTCTTCATATTCAAACTTAATAGTTGGCTTTTTACCAACAGGCACGTGTTTATTGTCTTCACGTTTGGCCTGTTCATAGGCTTTCCAATCATCCCACGTCATCTTCATCTTTTTTCTCCTTTGAGTGATAAACTAATACAAAGCTTTCGCATTTCGGGCACGACAGGTTTGTAACGATTGTATGATCGTCACCCGTTGTGTCATCTAACATTTCACAATCTTCGTCGCCGCCCCAAATTAGTTCGGTATTACATTGCCAACAATTCATAGATCGTAGCTCCTAGTCGCGTCTTCCGGTTCAACAATATACAAATTCTGTCGGGTACGCGTTACCCCCACATAAAAAACTCTGTGCATATCATCAGGATTAATTCTCATATCGTTATCTGCCGCGGCACTCAGGTCCGTGAACAGTACGACGTTATCCGCCTCTCCACCTTTTGACCCGTGGATCGTGGACGCTGTAATGCGGGGAATGCCATTAAACTTTTCGCCACGACGCAACAAAGCCGTGACATACGCTCTATCTATCTCAGGCATTTTATTCATCGCCTCTGACCATATCATGTCAGCGTTAGCAAGGAGACCGTGCCTACTAATCAAGACGTCCATAGTTACCATCTCTTGGTCATCTAAATCCCGAAGTTTTTTATAACCTCGTGTTATGCGATCTCCCGTAGACATGTAGCTATAAATCTTACGCGCTACCTCTCCAGAGATTTCTTTACCCTTGCGCATCTGTTCCCAACCATTAACCGCATCAGATATTTTTTCGCTGATTGACCGGTGGCCGCGGTACATAAACAAATAACCGTTTGATTTCAAGTCGTTAGCGACTGGTTGGAGTTGATAGCCCGCTTGCGATAAAATTAGCCAAGAGCCTTGCGCCATGTCCAGAGAACTTATATGACTGATCCGCGCCACATTGCCTCGGTTGTTTTTTGGTTCATATTTTTTGGGAAACCTTCGGGTGATGCGGCGCACGACGTTCTCAGCCAGAGAATGCACAGTTTGCGGGACACGGTATGATTGAGACAACGTCTCTGAACCTCCCGGCAAGTTTATGAAGTGATCAACGTCTGCACCCGCCCACCGGTATATAGCTTGATCGTCGTCTCCTGCACAGTACATACGCTTAGAGTTTTCATCTAGTATGTGAGCTATGTCCCACTGTAGTGGACTTAAATCTTGAGCTTCATCTAAGAAGCACAGATCAAACTCGGGACAGTATGTGTTCTTGCCAGATACAAACTGGTCTAGCATATCAGTAAAGTCGTAGAGCCCCAACTTTTCTTTGTATTCTCGTAAGCATTTCTCGACATAATTTACTGTATTCCAGTCTTCTTCGATGTTGCTACAGTTATACTGGTCTCTCAAGTTAACTTTTCGTAAGCGGGATAAGTTAATTAATCCTAAAATAGGATCGTTACTGGAAACCATAGAGGGCACGTCATCATCAAAGTTAGTGTTCTTTGAGCCACCCAGAGAGATGCCGATCTTTTTACTTAATTCTCTGTAGTTAGCTTCTTGCATTACTTGCTCGGGACGAATGTCTGTCATTGTTAGTGCGAGTGAATGCAGGGTGCGGAAGTGAACCAAGTCTTTCTTTGCGTCTAACCCGAAGCGAGCCGAAGCTCGCTCTTTAGCTTCGTTTGCCGCTTTGCGTGTAAACGCTAGAAAAGAAATACGATGCGGATGGGTACCGGCCTCTAACGCCTCGTCTACCATGTTTAGTAGCGTGGTCGTCTTACCAGTGCCGGGCGGCCCAAAAATTCTAAACATCTCTAGTCTTTTCGCGCTTATATATCTGTTGAACCCGTTGTTTTGATATTCCAAACCATTTGGCTACGGCTGTCATAGTAACACGTTGCTCATCGATGAGGCGTACAATCTCTGCATTGCGGTCGGTTTTAATTACATTCGGCATTAGAACGGAGCCTCTTGTTGTGATCCAAACTCAGGAGGATCAATGTCGATGTCCATGTTGTCAAACGACGGTATCTGCCAGACGCGTACAGCACGTCCTTTGATCTTCATAACAAGGCTACTTCCGTTAATGTCTCGCAAGCGTTGAGCAATGCGATGCGATTTATATTCGAAGAACTTATTCTTTTTCAGGAAGTTTTCAAAGTCTTTTAGGCGGAAATATGTAATGTTAACCTCTTCATCAGTCCAAGGTTTACGAAGTAAGATTTATTCTTTATCCTGCGCAACCTGTAAATGACGGCAGAACTCTTCTAAGTAATCGTAGAACTGACCACTTATACTGGCGTCTTGTGCTACTTCAATGATTGCGCTTTCGTTATCTTTCATCTCATTCAGCAATGTGCTGATACGGCTTTCCCATTGTTGCTTGGCTACACTTCTAGGCATGAAGTTAAGTTGCTCCATACAAGCTTTCTGAAATGTCATCTGGTTCATCAAAGCGTCGGTGTCCATTTCTAGTGGTTCACCGTTTACATCCATAAACCAAACGGGCGGAGTAGAGTTATATTTTCTGAGATTTGCTATGGTAGCACCGGCTACCGCGGCACCTATGCCGAACTTACGTGTCCGACATAGGTCTTTATTACAGTGCGAATTGATCGGGGCGTCTGAA